GCCGAATTACAAAAAATGTTAAAGAAAAATAATGAAAATACTGAAAGCACAGACACAACACCCAAAGACGCAGACTTTTCAAATAAGTAATTTAACGTACATTAAAACAATGACACCGTTAAATGAATTATTACAAGGTAAAAAAATGCAAAATCCTATTGAAGTAATACGACACGAAATATATTCAAATAGACTTGGTGCAAATGGTGAAAATTATATTGAAAAAAAATACAGTGTATATAGAGGCAGTCAAAGAATACAGGCAGCTTTACAATTAGGATATACTCATATTGAAGGAATTATAATAAATGAATAATAATTTTATATTAACTTTAGACAATTTAATTACACAAAAAGAATGTAAAGATTTAATAAAAAATTTCAATAATAATTTAATTAAAGATGAAAAAACTTTTAGAAATTATTATTTTTGTGATATTGATGTAAATAGTTTTAAATATACTCATTTAATATATGATGTTATTGAAAAATATAAAAAAAAATACAAAGAAATAGATATGACATCATCTTTTTGGATATTAAACAAATTGAGATATAAATTATTTAAAAAAGGTAATTATTTTTCAGATTGGCATTCAGAACATAATTTTGTTAATCCATATAGATTATTAGCTATACAAATTTATTTAACTGATCACAATTGCGGAACAGAATTTTTTTTTAAAAAAACAATTTTGAGTAAATCAGGTAGAATTTGTTTATTTCCGGCTTATTTTACTCATACGCATAAAGGTCAACCTGATTTTAAAAAAAATAGAAGTATTATTACTGGATACGTAGAATTTATTAAAAAAGGTTTAAAAGAATGACTAACGAAGTTTATCTTGGCAATCCTAATTTAAAACGTGCAAACGTATCAGTTGAATTTACACAAGATCAAATACAAGAGTTTGATAAGTGTTCAAAAGATCCTTTACATTTTATATCTAGTTATGTAAAAATTGTATCACTTGACCAAGGCTTAATACCATTTAAAATGTATGACTTTCAAAAAGAAATGGTAGGTACAATGCACAATAATCGTTTTACAATTTGCAAATTACCAAGACAGTCAGGTAAATCAACCACAATTATATCTTATCTTTTACATTTTGCAATATTTAATGCGAATAGTAATATTGCTATACTTGCAAACAAATCACAAACAGCAAGAGATATATTGGGCCGATTACAATTAGCATATGAAAATATACCAAAGTTTTTACAACAAGGTGTTTTAAACTGGAATAAAGGTAGTATTGAATTGGAAAACGGCAGTAAAATAATTGCAGCTGCTACATCTTCAAGTGCAATAAGAGGTGGTTCATATAACATTATATTTTTAGATGAGTTTGCCTTTGTGCCAGCAACTATTGCAGAACAATTTTTTAGCTCAGTTTTTCCTACTATTTCTGCTGGTAAAAGTACAAAGATGATTATTGTTTCTACGCCTCACGGTATGAATATGTATTACAAACTTTGGATAGACGCAACAAATAAACAAAACGATTATGTGCCAATTGAAGTACATTGGTCAGAAGTTCCTGGCCGTGATGAAAAATGGAAAGAAGAAACAATACGTAATACAAGTAAGGAACAATTTCAACAAGAATTTGAGTGCGAGTTTTTAGGTTCAATTGACACATTAATATCACCAAATAAAATACGTTCAACACCTTACATTAAACCCATACAGTCAAATGGAGGTTTAGATGTTTTTGAAAAACCAGATAAAAATAAAATATATGTTTGTACTGTTGATGTGAGTAGAGGGCTATCAAAAGATTATTCAGCATTTATTATATTTGATGTTACACAAATGCCTTATCGTGTTGTAGCAAAATATCGTAACAATGAAATTAAACCATTAGTTTTTCCTAACGTAGTGCAACAAGCTTGTGTAGGTTATAATCGTGCTCATACATTAGTTGAAGTAAATGATTTAGGCGGCCAAATTGCAGACGCATTACAATTTGATTTAGAGTATGAAAATTTATTAATGACAACGCAAAGAGGTAGAGCTGGTCAAGTTTTAGGTACAGGCTTTAGTGGTCGTGGTAGTCAAATGGGTGTTCGTATGACAAAACAAATTAAAAAAGTAGGTTGCTCTAATTTAAAGACAATTGTTGAAAGTGATAAAATTATAATTAATGACTTTAATATTATAGAGGAGATGTCAACCTTTTCACGCCAACATAATTCTTGGAAAGCAGAAGAAGGTTGTAATGATGATTTAATGACTTGTCTTATTATATTTGGCTGGTTGTCAAATCAACCATACTTTAAAGAATTAAGTAATTCTGATGTACGTTCAAAACTATATGAAGAACAGTCAAATATTATAGAACAAGATATGGCACCCTTTGGTTTTATAGATGATGGTATTACAAAAGAAGAAGATAAACCATTTAAAGATGAGTATGGTCAAGTCTGGTCGCCTGTTGTCCGTAAGGGAGAATAGTACAAAATACGCATTTTATAAATAATAGTAATGAAAATTTTGACTATGGGCGTATGAATAATACGAGTGTTGAAATACATAAAAAATTAGCTAATTAAAAGGAGAACAGAATGGCATTTCAAGTATCACCAGGTGTTCTCGTACAGGAAAAGGACTTAACAAGAATTATTCCTGCGGTATCTACTTCAACGGGTGCCTTTGCAGGTGAATTTAGAAAAGGTCCACTAGATGAAATTATTACTGTATCGAGTGAGCAAGAACTCGTAGATACATTTGGCAAACCAGACTCAAATAATTTTGAGGATTTTTTTAGTGCTGCCAACTTTTTACAGTATTCAAATTCATTAAGAGTAGTACGAGCACAAAACAGTTCCATTTCAAACGCATCTGCTACAGGCAGTACATTTGTTATAAAAAATGAAACTGATTATACAAATAATTTTGCTGCTGGACAAGCTTCGGTAGGCGAGTGGGCCGCTAGAGAAGCAGGCGCATGGGGCAATACTTTATTAGTATCAATTTGTCCAAGTGCAACAGCATATGAAAATTTAAACGTAACCTCAACAACAGGTGCTGGCGCAGTAGCGGCTACATCTGTAACTGTAAGTTCAATTACAAATATTAACGTAGGCGACATAATATCTTTTACAACTGATACACCAGCGACAGCAGTTGCAGGTGACTATAATGACGGCCACGAATATAAAGTAACATCAAAAGCAGGCTCAACCATAAATTTTGTAAGACATCCTCAAGGTTCAGGTGGATTACAAAGAGCAATTCTTAGCGGTGCTAAGATTAGAAGACGATGGAAATATTATGATCAAGTTTCAGGTGCACCAGGTACATCAACATACGCATCTGCAAGAGGTGGATCTAATGATGAAATACATATAGTGGTTGTAGATCAAAACGGTGTTTTAACAGGCGTACAAGAAGCAGTGATAGAAGTATATCAAAAATTATCAAAAGCTTCAGACGCAAAAAATCCACAAGGCGATTCAAATTATTATCCAGATGTAATATATTCAAAATCAAAATATGTTTACTGGATGGATCATAATGCGAGTGGTACAAACTGGGGATCAGCTGCAACAGGCGTAACATTTACAGCAGTCACATCACCAACATTAACGCAATTGTCAAATGGTAGTAATGGTTCTACTGTAACAGTTGCTCAAAAGAAAACAGCATTTGAAAAATTCCAAGATGCTGAGACAGTTGATGTAGGTTTATTCATATGTGGCACTATTAACGGCGGATCCACAGCAGATAATCTTATTCACATTGACAACGTTTTAACTGTTGTAGAAAACAGAAAAGACGCTATTTGTTTTGCTTCACCTAAAAGAGCTGACGTAGTAGGAATATCAAATGCTAATTCACAAACAACAAATATAATTGAGTTTTATAATCAAGTTCGTTCATCATCATACATTATATTTGATAGTGGTTATAAGTATATGTACGATAGATACAATGACGTATATAGATTTGTTCCATTGTGTGGTGACACGGCTGGTTTATCAGCAAGAACTGATTTGATTGCAGACTCTTGGTATTCACCTGCAGGTTTTAACCGAGGTATTATTAGAGGTGCAGTTAAACTAGCATACAATCCAAATAAAACACAAAGAGATGATTTGTATAGAAGCAGAGTAAATCCTGTTGTTACATTTCCAGGTCAAGGTACCGTTCTTTTTGGTGACAAAACTGGATTAAGTGCTCCA